GTCCGTTGATCATTTCAATCCTCCTGTTGACGGGCTTTAAGGTTTCTGTTCAATTCCATCTGCTCGCGCATCTGGCGCTGTTCGTCTTGGTACATGTTCCGCCACTTGCGGTACTTGTCCTGACATTTTTTGCAATTGCATGCAAATTCAAATTCATCAGGGTTGGCGATCATGCCCTCGCCCTTGATTGGTGTGCTCATCATGTTTAGTACCATGGTCATTTGTTTTCCTTTCTTCTTTCACTTTTACAAATTGCATCGCCGCGCACTTGGTGCAGCGAATGCGCTTGGTCAGGCCATCAACAAAATGCCAGTTGTGTTTGCAGTTCATAGGATCTTCCCCGCCGCGCGCAAATCATCAAGTGCATCGGCCCACGCTTCACGGGCCTTTTCCTCAACGCGTTGGCTTACTTTGGGCTGCGCAGCAAAAAGCTTTGCGTCCTTGAAGTCTTCGTACGCCGCATCCCTGTTGATCGGATAACGGTCATAGCAGTACTCATCGAATTCGTAGTCAAAGTCCCCACGATCCCATGCATCTTCAAATTCTTGTTCAGTCATGTCAGCACCTCGTAAGAGTCATAGGTCAATTGCCGCGATCCCCAGCTATCGATGACATCACCGACAAGGAAAACGCTGTGATCAAAGCGTGCAGGCCCCCAACCGTGCTCATGCACACCGGTTCTTAGGACACGAAGCTTCTTGCCCGCACCGTCACCGCGGGTGATCAATACCAGATCACCGGCCTTGACTCCACGATCATGGACCACGGGCCGAGCTTCACAGGCCCTAGCCTCAGTCTCGGTGTTGTACAAGCGCTTGCAGATCTCGCATTGGTATCTGTTGATGATCTTCATGCGTTTTTCTCCATGTAATTACCCCAACGGGCGCATTTGCAATCAGGGTATGGACGCATACAAACTGGGCAAAACCCTGTGATCTTCATGCGTTCTTCTCCTTGAGTGATGCAATGCAGGACCTAGCAGTCATTTCTACAATTCGCCAAGGGTTAATTGCATGCTGTATTTCTGTTTGCGTTAAGACCCGACAGACTTGTTGATCGCCTACCCACACCTTTACGCCTGCATAGCCCACAGGCTCTTGCTTTGGTTGTGGGCGGGTGTAGAGGGGAATGTTGTAAAAACCAAATTTATCCTCTCGAACATACAACTCAATATCGTCAGTTTTCCACGCCACAGGCTTTTCCTTCTCTGCATCTGCGATGGCTTGGTCGATGGATTCAATGGCTTGTTTACATCGGTCAATGTAAGGTTTGTCATCGCTTAACGCACATGCCAACGCCTCACGCCACTTTCTCATTGCTTCAATGCTCATCCCTTCTTCCCCTCAAAAGCTTTGTCCGCTTCCTTGTAGAAAGTCATGAACATGTGGATTGCACGGTGCAGATCCAAGCCCGACATAGCCGACACACCTGCAGCAACACGGATCGCGGCAACTACGCTGGCCTTCTTGCTGCATTGGGTCTCAAACATGGCCACGCTCATCGCATGCGCCACCTTCGCGGCCTCTTCCTTGAGCTGCGCGAGCTCTTCTTTGGTTGGTTCAATCATAAAAATCGTCCTGTTGGTTTTCAAAATGCGTTTCTGCAGCCTCTTGGATCTCTTGCAAGAGGGAATCATGCAAGATGCCAAAGATGTCGGTGCCATCGGGCAAATAAACATACTGCAGCGTCCATGTGGCAGGGTAGTCCGGCTCATTCTTCAAGCCATACTCATCCATCGAGCCCAGCTCCTCTTCTTCGTATTCAAAGAAGCAAACCAGTTCCTTGCCGTTCAACTCATCACATTCAAAGTCATAGCGAATCAGGTCGCTGTGTGTGGGGATCTTGCTCATTTGTTCATCTCCTTCAATCCGGCTTCCAACTTGACCAATTCCCGAAGGTCCGAAAGACGCTTCATATACGCCAAGGCCTTTTTGTTGTCCTGCAGCTGCACACCAACAATCGAATTGGCTTGAACGAATTGCAGGTCTGTTAAATACTTGCTGATGTCGTGTAAGTCCTTAGCAGTCATTGCGCACATCCCTTCATGAAAGCCATTGCAAAAAGAATTAAGCCAGCAGCACCGATCAAGGCCCACGGACTACGCTCCATCCAATCCGCCACGCGGCGCTCAATGCTCAAGGGCCAGCCCATCAAAGCAGCCTGAATGCGCTCGTCATCAGCATCCATCTTGGGTGGTGGGGGCTGGTACAACAGGCCAATCTTGACCTTGCCGGTGTCGTAGGGCACAACACGCTTTGGGTGCTTCAAGGTTGCCGGATCGTGGACCACGCGCTTTTTTCTTCGGGTTGCGTTCATAGCGGAGCATCCTCTTCATTTGCAGGGTTGTACTTCGGCACCGTGGTGCCACGGTCCAAAGGATTGGGGAATGGGGGAAACGGCCATGTCTTCATTTGGCAGCCTCCCGAATTGCATAGCTTTGGTATTCATAGTGCGCCCAAGCTTTCTTGGTTGGCAACAGGTATTTGGTGCGGCGGTTGCCGTCCCGATAGTCATGGGTCACTAAGTTGGCAGCCACTAACTCGTCCAACTTGCGGTGGATCGTGGCAGGGCTTGCAATGCTGGCCAGCGACATGGCTTCAGTCACGGACAACGGCTCAAGGTCCGCGCAACTGGCAATCACATCCAACAAGGCCAACGCCTCACGCGAGACCTTCAAAAGCTTAGTGGGATCCTCCACCAAAGCCAAAAATTTGAAATAGGCACGGTCTGTCATTGCATGATGTCCTTCTTTGCGGTTTTGAGGTCGTTATAGGCGCTAGAAACGCCCTCCAAGAGCACAGTCAGGGGCATGCCTACCCCATGGGATAAAGTGGCAAGGACCAAGGTGCAGGCCATCAACGATTCGATGGGGTACTCATGGGTTTCAGATAAGTGGGCCATCAAATCCCTCGCATTCGCAAGAGACTCTTTAATGAGCCTGTGGTTTTCAGTCATCTCTATCCTTTCTGAGGTGTTTTTCGGTTACTGAGCCGCTACTATAGCACACGATTATGAACTTGCAAACACTTTGCGTGTTCTTTTTTGTACGAATCTATAGGTAGTTTCCCTAATAAATTAATTGGGGACAGGTTGAAATGGGGGTCTATATATGGATTTTGGACCATGGACCGAGGGTCTTATGCTATTTTGGATAGATCTATAGGGATTTTTTGGGTAAGAGGTGTTTTTTTTTTATTTTTTGTGGGATTTGGTGCGATAGGCGTAATGCCGTAAGGAACGAGTATTGATGCGGGTTTCAAGGCATTACGGGTCATTACAGGTGTCTGATAGGCGTAATATGCTTAAAAAACAGGCATTTTTCAGGGGAGCTCCGCGAGAAGAGATCACGGTTTTTAAAAACCGTCTCTTCCCCAAAAAGTCCTATAGGAACCCTGATTTGGCTTGATGCCCCTGTTCACAGATGTTACACTAGCGTCCAAAGAATAACGGGGAATTTACGATATGTACAAAATCGATTCGGGGGTGGCGTTCCCTGACCTGCGGTCCAAGTATCCGTTTTCGGACATGGAGGTGGGCGACAGCATCCTGTTCAAAGATCGTCCCGAGGCTGATAGCGCTCGAGTGTGTGCGCTGCGGTATGTTCGCAACTACAACCCCACATGGAAGTTTTCCCTGCGCACCGTGGATAACGGTTGGCGCTTGTGGAGGGTCAAGTAATGGGCAAGAAGGATGTCTACAATGTCCCGCCTGCCCTGCGAGACAAAGCTGCATCGCGTATGGCTACCGAGGTGGCCCCGCTGAGAAAGCAGCCGCGCACCGTCAATGCCAAGGAATGGAAGTTCATCACCGAGCTGGTGAGCGGTGATGGCCGAGTCACCATGAAAGAGGCGGCCATTCGGGCGGGCTACAAACCCTCGTCCGCCTCGGTCATGGCTTGGAAGCTGACCAACCCTGAGATCAATCCCCATGTGGTGGCTGCCATTCAGGCCTACCGAGCTGAGTTGAACAGCAAGTACAACACCTCGTATGAGCGGCACATGCGTGACCTGCAGATCATTCGAGACAAGGCCTTGGAAGCGGGAGCTTTCGCTGCTGCAGTCCAAGCAGAGTATCGGCGCGGCCAAGCTTTGGGCAGCATCTATGTGGACCGCAAAGAGATCCGTCACGGCACAATCGATAGCATGAGCAAAGAAGAGGTTCAGAAAAAGCTGGATGAGTTGAAAAAGCTTTATGGCGGGCCTCCCCCTAGTGCGTTGATCGACGCGAGCACAGGACAAGTCATTGAAAGCATCGACAGAGAAAAAGACCCTGAATTTGTGGCTGGAGTGGAGCAACCTCCCCTCGATATCTTTGAACGGGACAACGATTTGGGGCCCGACGATGAAACCTGAAGCGGCATTTTCGGCACGCGTGCGTGACGGCCTGATTCGGTATGGCGTGGACATCGAGCGCATCGAGAATCGGGTCAACCTTGGCATCCCTGACATGCTGGTGGGCGTGGGGGATCGATTCGTCATGATGGAGACCAAGGTGGTGCAGCGCGGGTTAAAGGTCAATCTTCGGCCGCATCAAATCGCTTTCATGGCGCGACAGTCCGGCAAGGGCCGTCCCTGTTTTGTGCTGGTGCTGCAGTCTGGCGGAACTACGCTGCGCCCTGCCATGATTCATCTCTACCGCGGGCGGGATGTGATCGACCTTGCTGCCCATGGGCTGCGCTTGCCTGCGTTGAAGAGCTGGCCCTCGCGTGGGATGCCATGGGAAGAGCTTTTCGAAAGGCTATCGGAAATCGAAACGCCATAGAAAAAATCAATTGGACGGGGATTATCGTTGTGCTAAAATTATCCCGTCATCAACAGAAAGGATAGAGCATGAAAAAACCGGTTTGTGTTTATTGGGCCCATTGCCGCAATGATCAACCTTCGCGCATTTTTAAATTGAAGCGCGAAGCAATTGCATGGGGCCGAAGCAGCTTCGAAGGCGCGTTCATTGTGGAGCCGATCAATAAAGAACGGCTATCGCAACGGCTGGAGTATTTAAAAAATCAATTGGGCATTGTGCCTGAGCTGGCCTATACTGTCCGCACATCAAACCAGAAAGGATAGAGCATGAAAAAATTTAGAGTCACCGCGTCATACGCGACTTATTGCACCACCGAAATATTGGCCGAAAACCAAGAGGAAGCGGACCAGATTGCGCGCGGATTAGACGGCGGTCAATTTAGTTCGGGCGATAGTGACGGCTGGCATATTGATAGCGTTGAAGAGCTGCCCGACAATCTGAAACCCGCGGAGCTGGCATTCATTGAAGCCTATGGGACCGCATGCGCTGAAGAGAGCGCCGACACCGTGCGCGCGTTTTTCATGCTGTACGATGACGCTGACGCGTTTTGCGAAAAATACGGCACCGGCGCGTATACCTCAATAATGGACGCTTTTCAGGTGTGGCAATTAGCTATCAAATACCAGCGCGGCATTGAAAAAATCAATTAGACGGGGCTTTTTATTTTGCTAAGATAGCGACACCATCAACAGAAAGGATAGAGAAAATGCTAAAAACCGTACCCGTCACCGCAAACCGTAAAACCGGCCCAATTGCTGTCACTTACCGAAGCGGCACGCATGAGACCTACGCGACCTGCCCCAAAAGCTGCGCCCTGCACCCAAAAGCTGCCACCGGCACCGAACAAATCGACACCGATTATCTGGCCGCATTATTGGACGCGGTGCCGCGCCGTGGTGTTGCTTGGACTTATTCGCATTTTGCGGCCGCGCTGCTGCCTGTGGCAAAAGCTGGCCAGACTGTAATCAATGCGAGCTGTGACACCGAAGCCGAAGCCGTGGCCGCTGTGAATATTGGCCGCCCTGCCGTGCTGGCCGCTCCAACTGATACCGCGGACACTTTCCCGAAAGTGGTGGACGGCGTGCGCTTTCACCGGTGCCCTGCAGAGCTGGCCGACAATTTCACCTGTGCACAATGTGGCAATGGTTCGCCCTTATGTGCGCGCCCTGAGCGCCGCGATGTGGTGGTTTTTGTTGCCCATGGCACCGGCGCGAAAAAAGTGGGCACCGGTTCCGGTGGCTGTTACGCTGCGAGCGGTCCGACCGCTATTCAATGGCACGGCACTAAAAAAGCGAAAACCCCGAACGATGCGGCCGCGCTGCGCGCTTTTGCAAAATCGTTGCCTGCCGGTTCAATGCTGCGCCATCATGTGGCGGGGGATATTGGCCGCGAGGTGGCCGCATGATCATCTTTTTTGGCTTAGCTGTTTTTGTGTTGCTTTGGTGGTTTTTGGACCTGTTCGATTAACCGGCCGGAAATTGGGGACAGATCAACAGAGAATCAGAGGGGCGGAGGCCGAAAATTGGGGACAGATCAACCAGTAAAGAAAACCCCGTAAACTAGGCCCGCGGTCCCTGACGCTTGCCGCGTCAAATCTGGCACGCGAACCGGTTCGAACCGGTTCGGGGCTCGCGCCTATGCAAGTTTTTGCATAGGTTCGGGGCTATCGGGGCCGCGGCCCCGATTAAAAAATTCAATTGGACGCGGTCCGCGGAGCGCGTAGAATTCAACACATGCCGCGGGGATTCGCTCCGCGGTCAACTTAGAAAGGATAGAGTTATGGCACACATGATTGATACCACCACCGGCCGCGCTGCAATGGCATATGCTGGCAAAACCCCATGGCACGGCCTAGGCCAGAGCCTGACGGAGGGCGCGACAATTGAACAGTGGACCCGCGAAGCGGGTTTGGCTTACACCGTGAAAGAAAGCCCCGTGCTTTTTAGGACCGAAGCGGCCAGCGAGCCGGAGGTTTTCACCGGCCGCAAAGTGCTGCACCGCTCCGATACTGGCGGGGCGCTGGCCGTGGTCTCTGATGGATATCATGTGGTGCAGCCCGCGGAGGTTATGGGCTTTTTTGAAAAGCTGGTGCAGCTGGGCGGGTTTCAATTGGAGACCGCCGGAGCCCTGAGCCATGGCAAACGCGTTTGGGCGCTTGCTTCGGTAGGTGCTGGCGCTGATGTGGTGGACGGTGACACCGTGAAACCGTATTTATTGCTGGGCACCTCGTATGACGGCACCATGGCCACAGTTGCAAAATTTACAACCATTCGCGTGGTGTGCAATAACACCATCACCGCGGCCGTTGCGGATCAATCGGCCGCGGTTCGTGTGCTGCACTCCGAGCGGTTCGATGCGGACCGCGTGCGCCTCGAGCTGGGGATCGTGGCCGATAATTGGGAGCGCTTTTTGGTTCAATCGCGCAAGCTGGCTGCCGTGCCCATGGCTGCAGCCGAAGCTGATGCATTTGTGGCCGAGCTGCTCAAGCCCTACCATTCGAGCACTCTCGCTGTCACCGATACCCGCGCATATAAGCGCATCATGTCGCTGTTTAATGGTGCGTCAATCGGCCACGGCCTTACCGGCCAAACCCGTTGGGGGATGTTGAACGCTGTCACCGAATTAGTGGATCATGAGCGCGGCCGTTCGGACAACACGCGCTTGGAGTCCGCGTGGTTCGGCACCGGTGCCGCAATGAAAACGCGAGCGCTGGAGCTGCTGGCCGCGTAAGGCTATCGGGGCGCGAGCCCCGATTAAAAAATACAATTAGACGGGCGGCACGGTTCGGCGATAATTGCCGAACCGCCGAAAGAGGTTCCCTCAATTGGTGGTGGCGGGGGCGGGTGGGCTCGCCAGACCATTAACTTAGAAAGGATAGAGATTATGGGAAATCGTGCAGTTATCACAGCGTCAACTTCGCAAACCGAAGGGGCGGGAATTTATTTGCATTGGAATGGCGGCCCCGAGTCGGTGCTGGCTTTTTTGGATGTGGCACGCGAGCGAGGGTTTCGCGATCCGGCAGGTGATGATCAATATGCAATGGCCCGCCTTTGTGGTTTGATTTGTGAATTTTTTGGCCATGGTGATTCGTCAATTGGAATCGGTGCACTCAATGAGCTGGACTGCAACAACCACGACAACGGCGTGTATGTCATTGGCAAAGGCTGGACTGTGGTGGATCGTTGGGGTGCTGGCGCTGAGCCTATGCCCACCAGCATGACGCACATGAGCGACTACCAATTGAAACAATATCGGGGGATTAAGGACCAGCTGCAGGGGGAAAAGTCATGCGCCTGAACTTCTACGAAGATCCGGGGCACGGCTGGCTTGCCGTGCCCATTCCCTTGCTCGATAAGCTTGGGATCATTGACCAGATCAGCACCTACAGCTACATGCGGGGCATGCTTGCCCACTTGGAAGAGGACTGTGACTATTCGGTATTCTGGGCGGCGGCTCAGCGTGCAGGCCTGAAGTTGCACATTCGCACCACCCGCACCGATAACCGTTCACGCATTCGGGGCTATGCCCCATTCACCCCAGCAAGGGCACGGGCGGCTATCGCCGAAGCTTCGGCGATAGTAACAATCAATTAGACCGGCACCACAAAACCGCTACAATGGAATCACTCAGCAACAATGCTGAGCAACTTAGAAAGGATAGAGTCATGAGCACCAATAACCCATTTCGCCACCACACAAATAACTTGTTCGCATCACGCGGTTGTGATATCGATGCAGCATTGTCATATGCTAACGAGGTGATCACTGCACTGCCAACTGAAACACAGGCCGGAGCAATGACTGCACTCATGGTAGTGGTCAACACTGCCGCGAATGCATTCGATCAGGCCCGTGGTCCAAGCCCCGAGAAGCTTGCGATCATTGACCTGATTCGCAACCAGATCGACAACTGGGCATCGAGCCACCTTGACAACCACATCGAAGGATGGATTGACAACAACCTCGGCGCGCACACAGCCATCGATGACAAGGTGCAGGAATACATCAACGACAACCTTGATGTTGATGAAAAGATCAGCGAGTGGATGAACGAATACCTTGAGAACCACATCAGCGAAGCGATAGACAATATGGATCTGGTGGTCCGAGTCCGATAGAAACAATCAATGGGGCCTAGGCCCCATTTCTCTTATAATTGCATTACCGCAACAATAGTGTTGTGGTATTTAGAAAGGATAGAGTCATGAGCACTCGCAAAGTAAACCCTCTGATCAAAGCGATCAACCGTTCAATTCAATCGTCTAAGCACGAAGGTCATGCTCTGATCACCAGAGCAAAGCAGCTTGAAGAACAACGCATGATGATTCGTGCGAAGTATTCAGAGGCATTCAAGGATCTGACTGCAGAAGAGGCCAGCACCTTGTTCATCACCAACACCGGCTATCACCCAACGATCCACCTGACCCTGCACGATCTGGAAGGGTTCAAGGATCCCAAGCTGGTGGCAATGCTTGGGTTCTTCCTGCAGTTCACCGATAAGGTGGAAGAGAAAGAGTGGGCGCAGTTCATGAACAAGGACTACACTGTGCAGTTGGATGATGTTCGCATAAGCATCAGTGCTTATGTTCGTGATGGTTCACCCACCTGCAGAAAGGTGGCAACTGGCACCAGACTAGAGGAAGTCACCACCTACAAGATCGAATGCACCTGATCTAAGAGGCCTCGGCCTCTTAGCATCCAAGGCCGCCACCTGGCGGCCTTTTGCTTTTTCCCTTTAGAATCAACAACTTAGCGCATCATTAAAACAATTAATCGATTCTGATTTGCCGATCAGAAGAATCAATTGGACGCGCGCGTCCAAAAATGTTCCCTAAAGGTGGTGGCGGGGGTGGGTGGGCCCGCATACCCTTTCAGATCGCTGCGCTTTGCTTGCTCTTCTTTAGGGGGGAGGGCCATTTTTGTACCCGGTCTTCGCAGGCTCGCCCTTCGCCCTATTTTTGCCATAGGAAACCACCACAAATACTTATCATCCAAATAGTAAACCCACCCCCTTGTTTTTAAAATCGCTTGGGTGGGGTAATATATAAAAATTCCAGAACCTGAGGGTCTGCTATGGCATACGCACCTGCTGATATTGAAGAAGAACAACTACGCCTCGAGCTACGGCTCAAGCTCCTTGAAGCGCACGAACGCGCAACCGGCAACTTCATCGACTTCTGCCAATATGTTTGGCCAGAAATGTTGGTCGGCGATCATCACCGCATGATTGCTGAAAAGTTCGACCGAGTCATCTCTGGCGAATGCAAGCGCCTGATCGTGGCCATGCCCCCGCGCCACGGTAAGTCACAAATGGGCAGCTATCTTTTCCCTGCCTACCTGATGGGCAAGTTGCCCCAATCTAAACTGATCGTCGGCTCGCACACCGCGGAGCTCGCTCAACGCTTCGGTCGCATGATCCGTAACTTGGTGGACGATGAGAGGTATCGAGAGATCTTCCCCAACATGCAACTCTCTGCTGACAGCAAGGCCGCCGGACGGTGGAACACGGCCCAAGGCGGGGAAGCCTTCTTCATTGGTAAGGGCGGCGCGATGACTGGCCGCGGTGGTGATGTGATCATTCTGGACGACATCTTGGACGAACAGGATGCCAACTCTGAAACCGCGATGGAAGCAACTTGGGAGTGGTACGAGTCTGGCCCTCGTCAGCGTTTACAGCCGGGCGGCGCAATCATCCTGATCAACACCCGTTGGAAAACAGATGATCCTGCCGGTCGCCTGTTGAAAATGCAATCCAACCTCAAGGCCGACCAGTGGGAGGTCTTGGAGTTCCCTGCCATCTTGCCCAGCGGCAAGCCCCTTTGGCCGGGCTACTGGAAGCTTGAGGAGTTGGAGAAGGTCAAGTTCTCCATCGGTCTGAAAAAGTGGAACGCCCAGTGGCAACAGAACCCAACCAACGACGAAGGTGCGATCCTGAAACGCAACTGGTGGCGCAAGTGGAAGTTCGATGAGCCGCCATCATGCGAATACATTATCCAGTGCTACGACACGGCGTACTCCAAAAAAGAGACGGCCGACTTCTCTGTCATCAGCACTTGGGGCGTGTTTTATCCTGATGCGGATTCGGGTGCAAACCTGATCCTGTTGAATGTGCGCAAAGGCCGTTGGGACTTCCCCGAGTTGAAGCGTGTCGCGAAGGACGAGTACCTTTACTGGAAACCAGATAATGTTTTGATTGAGGCCAAAGCAACGGGCACGCCGTTGCAGCAAGAACTTCGTCGTCTGTCGATCCCTGTCACGATGTACTCACCCGGTGGTCGCCGAACGGGGCAGGACAAGATTTCCCGCGCCAACGCTGTTGCTCCTATCTTGGAGTCGGGCATGGTTTGGTACCCTGAAAATCAGGAGTGGGCCGAGGAGATGGTTGAGGAATGCGCGGCCTTTCCCCTTGCTCCTCATGATGACCAAGTGGACACCGCGGTGATGGCATGGCATCGCTTCCGTCAGGGCAACTTCATTGCTTTGGCTGATGATGATTTGGATGAGGGCGAACCGCAAACGGGACCTGTTGAGTATTATTGACAAGCTGCTTAAAATGGGGCAACTTACTCACTAGCCGAGGGCCACGGACCATGCCTCAACCACAAGACATCGAAGCCAAGATCAGGGCAGCGGCAGCTGCGAAGAATGTAGACCCTGATCTAGCGCTTCGAATTGCGCAGGCGGAGAGCTCTGGCCGTGCCGATGTTAAGAACCCGCGCTCCACGGCTCAGGGTTTGTTTCAGGTGATTGATGACACTTGGAAGAGGTATGGTGGCAAGCCCGGCATGAAGACGGATGTGGATGAGAACATCCGTGTGGGCACAGACATTTTGGCTGACAACACGCAAAAACTTCGTCAGATGTTGGGCCGTGATCCTCAGGGGCATGAGGTTTATGCAGCGCATTTCTTTGGCCCGGGCACCGCGAAGTATGTTTTGCAGGCCGAACCCGACCGTCCGTTGGATCAGATCTTGTCCAAGGCGGTGATGAATGCAAATCCCACGCTCAAAGGCAAGACAACGGGTCAATTTTTGCAGGAAATGCAAGGAAAAGTGGGCACCAAGCCCCAGTCGCAGCCTTCTGTTGCGTCAAAACCGGCGGCGGAGCCCACGGCGAGCGAAAAAATGATGACCGATGCTCTGAAAAGTGGCATGTCGGCGCAAAATTTGATCAAGGATGCCGGTCCGGGCTACAAAGCGGCCATGGCAATGATGTTTTTGGCGGATGACAAGCCCGAAACGCCCGATGAGGACATCTGGAAGGAGTCCGAACCTGAGGTTGTTGCTGAAGAAACGCTCCCAAGTCCCCTTGCAAGCTTGGATTTAAGCTACCAAAGCCCGTTTCCTGCGCCAAAACAGCCTGCAGTGCAGCAATTAGCCCATGGTGGCGTGGTGCACAGAGCCGACGGCACCCCTGAATCAGGGGAGGTATACCAAGAAAAGGGCATGAAGACCGAGTATTCGGATGCCCCCAAGCGTACAGCCAAGGAAATGCTGGTCTACATGCAAGCGCAGAACCCAAGTGTGCGCATCGACAAGTTTCCGATGGACTCCAACACCATGGGGTATGTCAGCTCACGCGAGCCAGACATTGTCAACATCAATCCCAACCAATCTGCTGCCCGTGAAGAGCTGACCAAGCTGCATGAGCTGGAACACTCCATGGCTTTTCGCGCTGGCGACATCCTTGGCCGTCCAAATGTCCGTTCGCAGGACAACGCCTACCGCGCCTACCATTTGTTGAACAAAGATTGGACTCCAATTCGCCAGTTCGCTTTCAACATGGCCTCCAACCGCGACAAGTTGGAGAAGTTCTTTGGCCAGCCCATGGACAGCGGCTATCTGAACATGGACGCAAAGACTTTGGATAGCATCCGCAACCGCGGCGATGCGTTGCAAGGTCTGGCAGAAGAGCAGATGGCTTCTTTGTCGGCGCTGGAGCAGACCACTGGCAAGTTTTTGACGCAAGATCCAGAAATGCGCAAGCTGTTCCCATCCACCAAGATGATGGCGGTCTACGACGCACTGACAGGTCCCCGCCAGACTCGCATGGATGCACGCGATTTGCCTCCGCACACACCAGTGCCTTCGTACATGTACGAAACCAATCCCCTGATGCGTTTTATTCAAAAGCACACCACGGGAGAAAAGGAATACGGCATCCCGGTCAAGCGCGCTGATGGCAGCCCCATGGGCGGCGAAAATGTTGATCACTTGACTCCACAAGAGATCGAGCGCATGGCAGCCGCACAGAATGCAGCGTTCTTGACCCCCAGTTCTGGTCGTGGCCGCCAAGCAGGCAATATCAGTCAGGCGTTGAACTCTGGCGAGGCCTATCCTGCCATCGCACGCGGTGTGATGGATGTTCCGTACAGTATCGCGGGCGGTCCTGTTGACCTTATCACCATGGCAATGCGTCCCTTTGGTTACAAGGAAGAAAAACCAGTATTCGGTAGCGATTGGATCAAGGAAAAGATGACCAAATATGGCATCCGCCCCGGTGATGAGGCCACGCCAACGCTGCAAGGTTTCCGTACCATGGGGGAGCTCGGTGCATCGGCTGTGAACCCTGCATCCGTTGTACGAGGGACGATCAGCGCTGCAGAAAAAACCGGCGAAGCAGCCAAGATGTTGGCAAAGGACTTCCAGCAATACAACCGTCAGCTCACTGTGCCCGGCGCATCCTACGCTGTCAAACCTACCGGTGGCGCATACTTAGCTCAGCACATGGACTCCAACATGGGCGACTATGTGAAGAATCTGGAAAAAGAAGCTGCAAGGCTTGCAGGTGATCGTCCAGATGTCGCTGAATTCTTGCGCAACAAGGCACTGCCTTACCTGACCAAGAACTACGGCACCACCAATGATCCTATTCGCGATGCAATCTTGAAGGGGCAGATGGGCTTGTCTGGACATGATTCCAAGAATTTCCCAGAAGCACTGATTTTGGCCGCCAACAGAGGCGACAACATGGCGCGTGAGGCATTGGAGGCCACACATGATGTGCGCACAGGACTTACTGGCCATGTCTATGATTTGAGTCCAAATGCGCGCTACATCCCCTCAGATATTCTCAGGCAACAAGAAGCCATGAAAATGCGGGAGCAGGGCTACACAGGCGCGACCACTCCTAAGATCTATTTCATGGGTGAAACTGAAGCCAAGTCGGCAGCAAGCGACCCCCGCATGGCGGACTACTATTTTGGGCAGCTCGGCGTGTCTCCCTCGTATAACGGAACGCCCGAAGGACTCAAATATTCGTTGGCAAACAAGCAGCCTGTTTATGACCTGAACCAGAACGACTACTCAATGCTGGATTACATGATTCCAGAAAATGTGGTGGCTGCAATCTCCAGCGTGGATCCCAAAAAGCTCAAGAACTCTTCTTTTGCCGATGCGCTCATCCAAGGCAACAACAACTTGTATTCCGGCCTGTACAAGCCATACATGAAGCAGGTGGACACATGGTATGACGCGGTGGACAAGGGCAACAAAGAAGTAGCCCTGCAGTATCCAAAGGAGGCCTCTCTCTTCGGCATGAGTGACCCTGTGTTGACAGATGCCAGAGGCTTTACTTGGCGCAAAGTTGTCGATCCCGATGCCACTCGAATCCAGAGTCAGCTGATGAATCACTCGATTGAAGGCTATGCCTATCCCAAGGCGTACAGACACAGCGGCTCGGAAAAGCTGGGGTCAAGCAACGCGCGGGTGTCTTTGCTAAATGGCGATGTCGAGCTATATTCGCTGTACGACCCCAACGGCCACATCGTGTCGAACTTGGAATACTTGCCCAAGCAAAGGGAAATCTTTCAGGCCCGTGGCAATGGGGTATTAACAGGAAATGCGGAACCTGTAAACTACGCGGATCAGGTGTTTGACCTAGTTGAGCATTTAGATCCTACGGAGATCTCGAACAGCGTGAAAACGCTGCTACGCGCAAACAACAAGTTTGCACAAGGGGGTGCAGTAGAGCGCGTCTCCGGTGACAATCGTCGCTACCTTTAAGGAATACACATGGCTATCGAACGGAACAACGACTTGCCCGCGGGCGATGCACTGATTGAATTCGACAAAATGGCAGAGATGCCTGATGTGGAGATCGAGATTGAAGAAGATGGCGGCGCTACCGTCAGCATCGGCGAAGAAGAAGACGGCAAAGTCGCGTTTGACAGCAACCTTGCTGAAGTGATCGACCCCTCGGTCTTGCAGAACATGTCGTCAGACTTGATGTCACTGTTCGAAGCAGACAAGTCGTCCCGCAAAGAATGGGAAGAGCAGTACAGCAAGGGCTTGAAGCTTCTTGGCTTCACCTTCGAAGAGCGCACCAAGCCATTCAAGGGCGCGTGCGGCGTGAGCCACCCACTCTTGACCGAGTCCATCGTTCAATTCCAATCTACAGCTCTGAAAGAGTTGATGCCTGCAGAGGGCCCCGTGCGCACGCAGGTGCTAGGCAAGGAAACGCGTGAGAAGTTGGCGCAAGCAGAGCGCGTGCGCAACTACATGAACTACCAGATCACCACGGTGATGGAAGAGTACACGCCTGAGTTCGATCAGTTGCTGTTCTATGTTGGCTACGGCGGCTCGGCATTCAAGAAGATCTACTTCGACGAGAACAAGGGCCGCATGGTCAGCCAGCTGGTGCTGCCAGACAACTTGTACATCCCTTACAACGGTTCAACGGTGATGAGCGAATGCGCTCGCATCACGCACCGTGTGTTCATGTCGGTCAACGACTACAAGAAGGCCGTTGTCCGCGGTCAATACCTCGACACCGCATCTCCCACCACCATGGGCGAAGCCTCTCAGAGCGTGATCAAGAAGGAAATCGACAAGACCAATGGCGTGCAGCCCAACTCCACCGAAGAAGAAATGTCTTTGTTGGAGTTCCAAGTTGATTTGGACTTGGAAGGTTTTGAGCACAAGGATGAAGACGGCGAAGCCACAGGCATTCGCTTGCCCTACATCGTCACCATCGATGAGATCACCAACGATGTGGTTGGCGTGCGCCGTAACTGGAAAGAGGGCGATCCGCTCTACGCTCGCAAGCAGTACTACATCCACTACTTGCTCGTCCAAGGTCCCGGCGCATACGGCCTTGGCTTCTTGCACCTGATCGGGGGCTTGACCAAGACTTCGACAGCCGCTTTGCAGCAGTTGATCGACTCGGGCACCCTGTCCAACCTGCCAGCAGGTTTCAAGGCCAAGGGCGCTCGTATCATGAACGACGATGTGCCTCTGAGCCCCGGCGAGTGGCGCGACATCGATGTGGGCGGCGCAGACCTGCAAGCCTCAATCTTGCCTCTGCCTTACAAAGAGCCCAGCCAAACCTTGTTTGCGCTCATGGGCGCGTGCGTGGACTCTGGTCGCCGCTTGGCCAGCATCACCGACATGCAAGTTGGTGACAGCAACCAAAACGCTGCCGTGGGCACCACGATTGCTTTGCTCGAAAAGGGCAGCGCGGTCATGTCTTCGATCCACAAGCGCATGCACTACAGCCAGAAGCTGGAGTTTGCGTTGTTGGCCAAGGGCTTTGGCGAATACCTACCTGACCACTACCCTTACGATGTGCCCGGCGAGAGCCGCTACATCAAGAAGCGTGACTTCGACAATCGCGTTGATGTTCTCCCCGTCTCTGACCCCAACATCTTCTCTGTGGCTCAGCGCATCACCATGGCGCAGACCCAGCTACAGCTCGCTCAGAGCGCACCGCAGATGCACAACATGTACGAGGCATACCGCCGCATGTATGAGGCGATTGGCGTGCGTGATATCGACGATTTGTTGAATGGCTCGAATGTGGACAAGCCAAAGGACCCTGCAAGCGAGAACGCACAGGTCTTGGACGGCGTGGCCTTGAAGGCATTTGCTGGCCAACAGCACGATGCGCACATCATGGCGCACATCATGATGGGCTTGTCGCCCATGGTGCAGGCAATGCCCAATGTGGCCGTCAACTTGCAAAAACACATCATGGAGCACATCAAGCTCAAGGCCGAGGAAGAGGTCGAAGCCGAGTTGTTCAAGGCCTATGGTGCCGATCCACAGGGCTTGGTGTCTGCGTTGCAGCGCGAGGCCTTGGTGGCGATGAAGACCGCCCAGTTCTTCCAAGAAGTCAAGCAGTTGCAGACGCAAATGCAAGGAAACCAAGAAGATCCTTTGGTGGCATTGAAGAAACAAGAATTGGACCAGAGCGCACAGCGCGATCAGGCCAAGCTGCAGCTCGACCAAGCGCACTTGACTTTGGATCAACAGCGCGAGCAAGCCGATCAGGCCGAAGCCGCTGCCAAACTGCAATTAGACCGCGAGAAGCTCGAAGCACAACACGGTGTGCAGCACCGCCAAATCGACCAAAAAGGGGTACAACATGCCAACCAACTCACCCAGCAAGCGATCCAAAACGCCCAGCAAGTCGCGCAGCAAAATGCTGACCGGATCGCCCAAGCGCAGCAAGCCAGCCAGTACCAACCCTGACATTAAGTATGTCTACCGTAAAGATGCGTTCAAAAAAGTGAAAATTGCGTAAGTTTTTGTGCATAATGTGCACACAACCCCCAGACAGGGGTCCATCTGTCTGCTTCATTGGAGTTATCCATGCTTGAGTTTGTTGAAAATCTGCACCGTTCCATCCGTACTCTTGAGCGCGAGACGCAAGACATCGTGGTGGCCGGGAAAGTGCGGGATATGGAGCAGTACAAGTTCCTGATGGGCCGTCTTGAGGGTTACCGATTTGTGAAGGAGGCCATCCAAAGCCTCTTGAGCAATAACCCCGACTTACAAGAGGACCAACTATGACTGAACTGACCCCGTTAGAGAAAAAATGGGCGGAAGAGCAAGCCGCTGCGGAAAAAGAAGCCGCAGACAAGGCAGCCGCCGAAGCCATTGCCACTGCTGAGGCCCGCAAAGAGCATCAGGAGCAGGTGTCTAGCATCAAAGAACACTTGCCCAACGCCACAGGCTGGCGCGTGATTGTTCTGCCCTACCGCGGTGCCCGAAAGACCAAGGGCGGTATCGAATTAGCCAATGAGACTCTAGAACGCCAACAGCTGACTACGACCTGCGCGTATGTTCTGTCTGTCGGCCCGCTCGCCTACAAAGACGAAGCGAAGTTCCCCACCGGTGCGTGGTGCAAAGAGGGCGATTGGATCATCTTTGGTCGCTACGCCGGTGCGCGTATGGCCATTGACGGCGGCGAGATTCGCATCTTGAACGATGACGAAGTCTTGGCGACGATTAAAGACCCCGAAGACATTCTGCATATGTGAGGTAAGCAATGGCAACTCTAATGAACGACGAACAGCTGGAGTTTGACTTGGGGGCCGATGAAAAGGCCACTGATGTCGCAATTCAAGGTGACCAAAACGAGGACAAAAGCGGCGACACAGCTGCTGCCCCCGCCGCGGACGACCAACAGCAAAACAACCAATCGGATACCCGCAACGAGCTGGATTCGGTCAACGACGCAGTGCAAAAACGCATTGCCAAATTGACCGCACGCATGCGCGAAGCGGAACGCCGTGAACAAGCAGCCTTGGAATACGCCAAGGGCCTGCAAAACCAAACACAGACCCTGCAGCAGAAGTTGGTTCAGACCGACTACAGCCGCTTGACTGAGGCGAAAGCCCGTTTGGATACCCAACAAACTGCATTGCGCCAGATCATCATGAAGGCTCGCGAAGAGAACGACATGAATACTGAGCTGGAAGCACAAGAGCGCTTGGCAGCCCTTGTTCAAGAGCAGCGCCAAGTGGCCGGTTGGTTGCAAGACCAGCCCCAGCCAAATCAGCAGCAAGTGCAGCAGCAACATGCTCCCCAACAACAGCAGTACCAGCAGCCTGCTCAACAGCAGCAGCCACAACAGCAGCCGCAACAGCCTCGTCCGAGTGCAAAAGCTGAAGACTGGGCCGCGCGCAACGAGTGGTATGGCAAGAACCGTATGCTGACTTATGGTGCTTGGGGCATCCATCAGACACTGGTTGAGGAAGAGGGGGTTGAACCTGATTCCGAAGAGTACTATACTGAACTAGATCGTCGTCTTCGCGAGGAGTTTCCAAAGCACTTCGCTGACACGCAACAACAATCCAGACAACAGCGTTCCGCGCCTGCTGTTGCCCCTGCCTCCCGTAGTTCGGGAATCAATAGTGCGCGCCGTACTGTCCGGCTTTCGCCGAGTCAGGTTGCTATTGCAAAAAAACTGGGTGTTCCTCTCGAGGAATATGCCAAGTATGTGAAGGAGTAAGAACATGAGCAAAGAAATCACAATCGACCGTGCAACCCGCAGCGCGAGCACTCGTGCTAAGGAAGAGCGTCGCAAGCCATGGGCTCCACCTTCGCGTCTTGACGCACCTCCCGCCCCTGAAGGATTCGAACACCGTTGGATTCGTGCAGAAGTCAACGGCTACGAAGACAAGAAGAATGTGTATTCGAAGCTGCGCGAAGGTTATGAACTCGTGCGCATCGATGAGCTCCCAGAGGAGTATCAGCACTTGTTGCCAACCGTTGAGGACGGCAAACACGCTGGTGTTGTTTCTGTTGGTGGTCTCTTGCTTGCAAGGATCCCCAAAGAGACCCTCAAGGAGCGTGCAGATTACTTCCGCCAGAAGGCTCGGGATCAGTTACAAGCGGTAGACAACGAGATGATGCGTGAGAACGCCCACTCGTCCATGCGAATCCAATCTCCAGAACGGAGTTCGCGCACAACTTTCCGTCAGCCGCAAGGTTGATAACTTTTTCTAGCAGGAGCTACAAATGGCAAATGTAAACAAGCCTTTTGGTCTGCGCCCTTTGGGCAACCTGTCTGCTACTGGTGCACAGAAGCAGTACGGTTACCAAATTGCGGATAACCAAGCTGGCGCAATCTACCAAGGTGACTTGGTTGTCGTCTATGACGGCTACATCATCAAGTATGACGCATCCACTCATGCCGCCCCAACAGGCGTGTTCAATGGTTGCCAATACAACGACCCCACCCGTGCTAACAAGCCCACATGGAAGAACTACTACCCCGGTAGCATCAACATCACTACAGGCATCATTGCTTGCGAAGTGAACGATGATCCCGCTCAGTTGTTCGTCGTGCAGGCTGATGGCTCTGTGTCTCAAGCCAACATTGGCAAGAACGCTGATCCAACTGCATCTACCACTGGCAGCACCACTTCTGGCGTTTCTGCAGGTTCTCTGGACTCTGCTTCTATCGCTAAGACAGCAGCGTTGACCTTCAAAATCGTTGGTTTGTACGAAGCACCGGGCAATGACTTCGGTAACTACGCACAAGTCGTTGTAAAACTCAATCAACACCAATACGGCAGTGTTGGCGTTGCAGCTGATGGAGCTTAATCATGGCTATTACCCGTTCCCAACTTGTTAAAGAGCTGGAGCCCGGCCTGAACGCTTTGTTCGGCTTGGAGTACAAGCGCTACGAAAACGAGCACGAAGAAATCTTTGCTATCGAGACTTCTGACCGTGCATTCGAAGAAGAAGTTATGTTGACCGGCTTCAGCACCGCTCCAGTGAAAACTGAAGGCGCTGGTGTGGCATATGACGACGCAATCGAATCGTACACAGCTCGCTACACACACGAAACCATTGCTATGGCATTCGCGTTGACCGAAGAAGCCGTTGAGGACAACCTCTACGACCGCTTGTCAGCTCGCTACACCAAGGCTTTGGCTCGTTCTATGGCCAACACCAAGCAAGTCAAAGGCGCTTCTGTGTTGAACAATGCTTTCACTGGCGGCAACTATGCTGGCGGCGACGGCGTTGCTCTCTGCTCGGACGCTCACCCCACTGCTTTGGGCCCCAACTTCAGTAACACTCCTGCAGTGCCTGCTGACTTGAACGAGACTTCTCTCGAACAAGCTATCATCGACATTGCAGCGTTTACTGACGAACGCGGCTTGCGCGTGGCCTTGACTGGTCGCAAGATGATCGTTCCTAAGGAACTGCAGTTCACTGCAGAGCGCCTGATGAAGTCAACTTTGCGCACCGCTACAGCTGATAACGACATCAACGCTATCAAGTCTATGGGTTTGATCCCTGAAGGCTACGCTGTCAACCACTTCTTGACTGACACCAACGCATGGTTCATCATCACTGATGCTCCTAACGGTCTCAAGATGTTCGAGCGTTCACCTATCAAAACCGCCTTCGAAGGCGATTTCGACACAGGTAATGTGCGCTACAAGGCCCGTGAGCGTTACAGCTTCGGCTGGTCTGACCCACGCGGTATCTACGGTTCTCCCGGCGCGTAAGCGACGGAAACCAAAAAGGGGCCTTCGGGCCCCTTTTCTTTTTCTGTGGATGGTGTATATTCAAGCCATTCCGGGGATTTTCCGGTGCGCTGACAGTCCCGGCTGACGACATGCAGACAGACGCACCTCAACTCGCATGTAAGGAAAAAATTATGGCAAATACCACATTCAACGGACCAGTTCGTTCCCAGAATGGTTTTCAGTCCATTACAAAAAACGCCACTACTGGCGCGGTAACCGTCACAGGCACTTTTGGCCCTACCACCAGCGTGACCAACTTGACGACCACCAATTTGGTCTTCACTGATCAAAACCACCCAACAACTGCTGCAATCAACGCTACGGCCACCGCCACTGCAGCTCAAGTTGCAACTGGCTACATCACCTCAACTTCAGCCTCGCCAACAACCATCACTTTGCCCACAGGCACCTTGTTGGGTGCTGCACTAGGTGCAACTAAAGGAACCGTGATGGACTTGTATGTGGACAACACTGGCGGCGCATCGACTGTGACCATTGCTGTGGCCACCAACGGCATTTTGTCGTCTGCTGCCGTTGACACTGCGGGCAGTTTTGGTGACTTGACCATTGCCGCCGGTGCGACAGGGTTGGCTCGATTCACCATCATGTTCTCTAGCGCAACTGCTTATGTATTCACTCGTACCGCTTAATAGGAGCCTACCATGGGCTTTCAATATGATGTAAAAGCGAAAACGATGACCAGTACTGGTGCAACCGGTATTGGTCTACCTCGCGCCCGTATCAAAGCGGTCTATGCCCTGTTAGGGGCTTCCGCTGGCTCGGTGTCTTTCAAAGATGGTGGTTCGGGTGGCACAGAACTTCTCAAGTTCGACACGCCCGTAAGTTCCGCTACAGGCAACATGTATGTCCTCATTCCAAATGACGGCGTGCGTTTTGAAGCGGACCCCTACCTCACTCTCACCAATGTGACTTCTGTCACATTCTTCTACGGATAAGGAGCCCAACATGGGACGAGCAGCAAAAATGGCAGATGACCAGTATCAAGGCGAGCGCCAACCCGGTGCCCAACGCCAAGACATGAGCAAAGGCGGTCCAAAGCAGACTCCTCGCAAGAACTACCAAGCCCCAAGCGGTTCGGTGGCTCCTCGCGGCGTGGGCATGGCTCGCAACAAACAGTGCAAGATGTACTGACATGGCAAAGTCTCCTGCTTGGCAACGCAAGGAAGGGAAAAGCCCATCTGGCGGCCTAAACGCCAAAGGACGGGCTTCCTACAACCGCGCCAATCCGGGAAAGCCGGGGTTGAAGGCTCCACAGCCTGAAGGCGGTGCACGCAAAGACAGCTTTTGTAGCCGGATGGAAGGCATGAAGAAGAAGCTGACAAGCAAAAAGACCGCCAGTGATCCAAATAGCCGCATCAACAAAAGCTTGAGAAAGTGGAAATGTTGACATGGAAATGATGCTATGGAACACGGTCTTGTCGCTCTTCACTGGCCTCTTGATTTGGTTGGCGAAGACGATTTGGGACGAGACCCAGCGAATTCAGATTCTGTTGAACAGGACTCGGGAAGAGATTGCCCGGGACAATGTGACACAGGCGGAAATCGACAAGATCGTTGCCCACATCGACCAGAGGTTTGACAAGCTCAATGACAAGCTGGATGCTTTTGTGAAGGAGCAACGAAGTGCCCTCAGTTAGCGCAAAGCAGAAGAAATTGATGGATGCAGCGGCGCACAACCGCTCATTCGCCAAAAAGGTTGGCATCTCACAAAAAGTTGCCAAGGAATTTAGTGCGGCCAGCAAAGGCCAAAAATTCAGGAAAGGCGGTGACGCTATGAAGAATTGTTACGCAAAGGGCGGTTTGGCCAAGCGCGGTGAAGGTATTGCCAAAAAAGGCTTTGCTTCTGGCGGCATGGTCGGTGCTTCTTCTCAATCACAAGGCAAGATGCTGAGTGAGCCCGTGCGCAAGAGCGTACAAGGCGACACCGTCAATGTCCGCGGCGTAGGCGCTGCGCGTGCTCGTACAGCCAAGATCTACTAAGCCATGACCACTTCGGGCGTAGCCGATTTCGACCTGCAATTCGACGACATGATCGCCGAAGCGTATGAGCGCTGCGGCATTGAAGTTCGTGACGGCTATGACATGAAGACAGCGATGCGCTCGCTCAACCTCATGTTCGCAGAATGGGGCAACCGAGGCCTCAACCTGTGGACGATTGAGCAGCGGCAGCAGGCACTGACGGCAGGGGTGTATGAATACAACCTGCCCTCAGACACGATTAACGCGTTGTCCGCGGTCATCCGCACAAATGCAGGCCTGCCTACGCAGCAAGACATCACGATTGATCGCATCAGCCGTGCTGAATGGCTGCACATCCCCAACAAGAACACACAGTCGCGCCCTGCTCAATACTATGTGCAGCGTTCGGTGCCCACCACGGTGTATTTGTACCCCTCCCCTGATGCAACCCAGCAGTGGACATTCGTGTACTACGCCATTCGTCGCATCGAAAACGCAGGCACCTACACCGACACGGCAGACATTGTGTTCCGTTTTTTGCCTGCTTTGACGGCAGGTTTGGCCTTTCACTTGTCGGTCAAAAAAGCCCCTGATCGCACTGTCTTGCTCAAGCAGCTCTACGAAGAAGAGTTTGCCCGCGCAGCCACTGAGGATCGGGATACGGCCAGCGTCTTCTTGGTCCCAACTTACACGCAGAGGTAAGCATGGGCGCAGGGTACGCATCCGGCAAATTTGCGATAGCGCTGTGCGATCAATGTGGACAGCGCTTTAAACTATTGGAGCTCATCAAAGATTGGAAGGGCTTCAAGGTTTGCAACGAATGCTACGAGCCCAAGCACCCTCAGCTGGAGCCAAAACGCAACATCACGGAGCCTCAGGCTTTGTACCAGCCCCGCCCTGAAAAGCGCATGGCTGTGACGGTGTATGTGGGGGAAACAGCTGACACATCTTTCGCCAGCGTTGGTATGATGCCTATGCCGCCCGCTAAACAACTAGCCGCAGCGGGAGTGTTGTCTCCTGTCACAACGAGTATCACATGAACTACGCAGAACTCACCGCCGCCATTGAAGAGTACACCGAGAATTCGTTCACGGCTACTGAGCTGCAGACTTTTGTTCAACAGGCCGAGCAGCGCATCTACAACTCGGTGCAGTTGGCCAACTTGCGCAAGAATGTGCAGGGTGTGCTGCAAACAGGCAACAAGTATTTGTCTGCCCCAGATGATTTCTTGTCGGTCTACTCCATGGCCATCTACAGCTATGCGAGCACTACGGCAACAGGCACCTCTGGTGCATTCACCATCACGGTGAGCAGCGCATCTGGAATTGAGGTTGGCCAAGCAGTTTCTGGCACCGGTATAGCACTGGGGGCGCTGGTCACCTTGATCAATGGCACCACCGTCACTCTAGACAAAGCACACACAGGGACAGTTTCTGGCACGATCATTTTCGAAGGCGACTTTTTGTTTCTTTTGAACAAGGATGTGAACTTCATTCGCGAGGTTTACCCCAACCAATCCGCCCGTGCCAAGCCAAAATACTATGCAATATTCGGCCCCGTTTACAACAATGTGAACGAGCTGACATTCATTGTGGGCCCCACACCCAATTTGAACTACAAGGTGGAGCTGCACTATTACTACTACCCCGAATCCATCGTCACCGCGAGCACCACATGGCTGGGCGACAACTTCAGCTCTGCGCTTTTGTATGGTTCGTTGGTTGAAGCCTACACCTTCATGAAGGGTGAATCAGACATGATGGCCTTGTACGATGGAAAGTACAAAGAGGCGCTTGCACTGCTCCAGAACTTGGGCGAAGGCAAACAGCGTGGCGACACCTACCGCGATGGTCAAATCAAGATTCCAGCGAGGTAAGACATGTTTGTAGCAGGACTCACACAATCATTCAAAGAGCAGCTGCTGTTGGCTGTTCACGATTTCGACAACGATGTCTTCAAAATTGCTTTGTACGGCCCTGATGCTGTATTGGATAGCGATACAGCGGTCTACACCACCACAGGCGAAGTCAGCAGTGCAGGCTACACCGCGGGCGGCGAAGTGCTTTTGAACGCCACTGTCAATGCAGGCAACAACACGGGCTATGTCTCGTTTGACAACCCAACATGGTACGGAACTACCTTTACTGTTCGTGGGGCGCTAATCTACAATTACACCAAGGGCAACAAGTCGGTTGGTGTACTCAATTTTGGGCTTAATCAGACGACTTTGACTCAGGATTTTCGAATCCAATTTCCGTTCAATAACCCAGAAACTGCGGTCATTCGCATCCTTTAAGGAGAAACAGATGCTAGTCAACACGACAAAAGGTGAAATGGATGACTCCTTGCTCGAGAAGCGAGAGGGTGTGATCGATGACGACAACGAACGCACCAGCTGGGTTGAGTACTGGTTGGAGGGGGAGCTTGTGCATCGTTCTGTACATGTTCATTTAAAGAAGGCGCTTGTCATGGGCGCTGAGGCAGCAAAAATCGCATAAAGGAGCCTACTATGGCAAATACTCAATCAATGTGCACTTCGTTCATGGGCGAACTCCTGACCGGAACGCACAACTTCACTCCTTCTACTGGAGACACATTCAAGGCTGCCTTGTATTTGTCGTCAGCCACTTTGAACGCTTCTACCACGGCTTATTCAAGCACTGGTGAAGTGTCGGGCACTAACTACAGCGCAGGGGGCATTTTGGTAACGAATGCCACGGCTCCCGCGTCCACCAACGCTTCGACAACCGCAGGGACGGCTTACTGGACTCCGTCAGCAAGCCTGACATACACCTCGGTGACTTTGACCACTGCTTTCAACTGCGTGTTGATTTACAACTTCAGCAAGTCAAACAAAGCGGTCAGCGTGCATACCTTTGGTGATCAAACCATCACCGCAGGCACATTCACTTTGACGATGCCGACAAACGACACATCAAACGCTTTATTGCGCTTGGCAACAACCTGATAGGGGCCGCCCGTGGCAACCTCATGGGGCTACCAAAACTGGGGGGATAACTCATGGGGCGGCCAACAGGCAGGGCTCTCGGGTAATGCTGCTTCAGGCCAAGTAGGAACAGTTGGTTTCTCTCCGGTAGCCACAGGTGTTGAAGCTAACGGCGCGGTAGGCACGGTCGCCGTTGCAGTCAGGCAGATTGCAATCACAGGCACCGCGGCATCGGGCAACGCGGGCAACATCGCTGCAAATGAACAGCGATCAGGGCTTGGCGTACAAGCTGAAGGCCAAGTCGGCAGTGTAGTCCAATCAAAAGCAGTTGCGCTTTCAGGAGTGCAGGCCAGCGGGGCGGCGGGGACGATTGTTCCTAAGCTTGTTCTTGATGGTGTTGCCGCATCAGGTTTTGCAGGGACAGTATCTGTAGGATCTATTGAGCTCGCTCTCACGGGCGCGGCCGCTGCAGGCCAAGTAGGCAATGTTACCGAGGCACAGGTCATCAATGGATTAGGGGTGCAAGCACGCGGTCAAGTGGGATCGGTGGTTGGATCAAAACTTGTGGCAATTACAGGTTGTCAGGCGATGGGCGCGGTTGGATCAGTTGGGGTTCGTTATTGGAGCTTGATTGATGACAGCGAGACAGCAAACTGGCAAAATATCAACAACGCCCAGACTGCGGACTGGGTATTGGTTTCGACGGAATAGGAGCGCTTAAATGACGATCAACTACACCACTCTGCTGGGTCTTGCCGAGCCAGTCACTGGGACACAGTCAGGCACATGGGGAGATGATGTCAACAGGGGCATTACAGACTACCTTGATGTCGCCATCGCTGGCACTCAGACAGTCAGTGGCAGCCAAACCGCGGTGACTTTGTCGCTCACAAACGGCGACAACACTGGCAACAACATTTCGCAGGTGGGGTCAGGCTCAACTGGTACTGCTCAGTTTGCCGTGATCAATTGCACAGGAAACCCTGCAGGTTTGCTCACCATCACGGTTCCCGCTTCGAGTCGCCAGTACATCGTCGTCAACGCCACCTCCACCTCACAGTCGGTCAAGATTGTCGGGGCAGGGCCTACCACCGGTGTGACGCTTGTCAGCGGGGAAAAAGCCATTGTGGCTTGGAACGGCTCTGATTTCATCAAGGTCTCGTCTACTGTCATCACCAATCAGACTGGTACGCTGACAACGGATAACGGCGGTACGGGTTTGGCCAGTTTTACTGCTGGTGACCTGCCCTACTACGCCACTGGCACTGCGCTCTCAAAGTTGGGTATTGGCTCTGCAAACACGGTCTTGACATCGAGTGGCACTGCTCCACAGTGGTCGTCGACATCAGGTATTTCCGTGGGCACTGCTACAAACCTTGCAGGCGGCGCAACTGGGTCCTTGCCTTATCAGTCCACAGCAGGGGCCACAACCTTCTTGGCTGCGGGCACAAACGGGCAAATCTTGACTTTGGCGGGTGGCGTTCCAACTTGGGCGGCAAACACAGGTATTTCAACAGGTAAAAGCATCGCGATGGCGATGATTTTTGGCGGCTAGCGTCCAAATGCTATTATGTGGCTTTTGGAGAATAAGCCATGTGGACAGATGAAAGAAGGAAACAAGCAAGTGACAGAGCAAAAAAGCGGTGGTCAAATCCTGACTCAAGAAAGAGTCATGGCGAAGCCGTGTCCAAGCCTGCTTGTTGCCCGTCATGCGGCGAAACGGACATTGCCAAGTTTTATGTTGACAAAAAAGGGCGTCGATCAAATGCTTATTGCAAATCGTGTCACAAAGCACGATGCAAAGAGCGTTGGCATGTTCGCAGTTGGCTTGATAGATGGTCGTCACGCGCCTATAAATATGGCGTCACGCAACAGTTTCTCCTTGATCTGTACCACAAACAAGAAGGAAAATGTGCAATATGTGGGGATGAGCCACAAACCGAAAGAGCTTTGCATGTCGATCATTCACATGCAACGCAAAAGGTTCGCGGCCTCCTCTGCCACGGATGCAACACTGGCATTGGGGCGCTCAAAGAAGACCCTAAAATTTTTTCAAAAGCAATCAGTTATTTGAAAGGCTGATAAAAAATGGCAAATCCAAACATCGTCAATGTCACGACCATCTACGGTAATTCGTCGCAGGTCTCGTTGAGCACCACATCTGCTACATCGTTGGCAAGCAACGCCGCATCAAGTGGCAAGGTGTACAAAATCAACTCAATCGTGGTGGCGAACACCAACGGCACAGCCGCCGCGAACATCACGATCAACATCTACTCACAGGCTTCTTTGGGTGGCACGGCATACCCAATTGCGTCAACCATCTCGGTTCCCGCAAACGCCACTTTGATCGTCACTGACAAGACCACCACCTTCTATTTGTTGGAAAATCAATCCATCGGTGCAACAGCGGGTACAGCGAACTACCTGACCGTGACTGCATCGTGGGAAGAAATCAACAGCTAAGGAATAAGCATGTCTCAGCGTTACCTCGGCGGTGTGATTACCGCCAACCCTACCACGCCAACATTGACCACTGAGAGTGGCGTGTGGACGCTTGAGCAACAGTTTCAGTATTCCAGCGTTTGGTCACCAAAGATCGTTGGCAACAGTGTGCGTTTGCGTGCAAGTGCATCTGGCAACTTGAGCAGAACACCTGCAAGCGCAAGCAACCGCAAAACTTGGACTTGGAGTGCGTGGATCAAGCGCGGAACTTTAGGCACAGCCGCGCAATGGCTCTTCACCTCAGATGCTGGAGGCACAGACCAGAATGAATTTAATCTGGCTTTCACTTCTTCAGACCAGCTTTCCGTCAGTGGCGCTTTAACGACTTGGAGAATTTCAACCCCCGTTTATCGCGACCCATCTGCGTGGTACCACATTGTTTTGGCTGTAGACACAACACAATCAACGGCTAACAATCGCATACGCCTTTATGTGAATGGCGTAGAGGTGACTGCGTTTGGAACACTTAGCAATCCCACGCTAAACGATGACCTTGCAATCAATCAGGCATCACAGCACAACATTGGTATTCGCGTAGGAAACACTAGCCCGTTTGACGGCTACCTCGCTGAGGTCAACTTCATCAATGGTCAAGCACTGACACCTTCCAGCTTTGGCGCATTCGACACAAATGGGATTTGGCAACCTCTGCTGTACACAGGCACATACGGCACGAACGGTTTTTATCTGACCTTTGCTGACAACAGCGCCGCGACAGCCACCACGCTGGGCAAAGACTACTCAGGCAACGGCAACAACTGGACACCGAACAACATCAGCGTGACCAGTGGGGTGACATACGACTGGATGCTAGAC